AAATCACCACGGGCTGCGACCATTTCAAGCTGCATAAGGATGTCAAAGTCAGTGGCAATCATGTCTGCAAGTTCTTGCGGAGTTTTGCCCTGTGTCTTCTGTAGCTGTTGCGCGGCGTCATACAGCATCTGAGCGCGTTCTTCCGTGGCTCCCAGGGTTTCAATGAGCGGTGATAGATCAAGGCCCTCAGCCACGTCCTCTTCGGCCATTTCTTCGGCTGGAGCCAACTCTGCGTCCTCTTCACCCATTTCTTCAGCGGGGGGAGCATCAATCGCACCCTCTGCCGCCGCGTCTGCATCTGCTTGGTCGAGAATTTTTTTGAGTTCGCTCATTTGAGCGGCGTCTTCTTCTGGGGACATTGGTTGTTCTGCAGCCATGATACTATCCTATTGCATACTGGTAAGATTACCAGTGGGGTTATTAATTTTGTTCCCGGTATTCTTGAAACAGATCCGGCCTCATTAGTTCAAAAGCGGAATTAATTCCAAGTGAACGAATAAATTTGTTTGGGACACTAACCTGCTCTCCTGTTGCCCGATCCTGAACAACTTTTGCGTCTCTAAGTGTATCGTCTTTTACTTCTCGAAGAGACCTGTTTTTTTGTCCCGCCATAAGATGTGCGTATTCAACAAGTTCGATGTCTGAGAGTAGACTTTTTTGGCTTGGGTCAGGCATTATTTATTTCCCACAAGTTGTGCGGCACTTTTTGTTTCTTTGCGCCCCTCAGCCTTGAGTCGTTTTGAGTGTGTCGATACTTCTTTTAGTATCTTATCATTTAAGCCCTTAGCCTTTTTACGCTTGTAGCTATTGTGACGCATCGTATCAAGGCGGTCAGCTTTTTGTGCTGGACTCTCACCTTCAATATTGACGCGCTTACCTGGGAATCGTTCTTCGATTGTTTTGATACAGCGGTCGTAGTCTTCTTTGGTTTCGGCTTTGCCGAGTACGCCAAAGTCGACTGCGGCGAATGATCCTGGTCCTTGACCATGGATAGCAAAAGTAAATCCTTTGAAACTCATCTTGCGTTCGCTTCCGCACGCGGGGCAATCGTCAGGTCCGTCAGCACGTCGGTACATGACTTCTTCTTCAAAGAAGTCGCATCCGGTACATTCCACATTGTTGATTAGTAAACTCATTAATCTTTGTCTGCCTCATACGCTTTCATCAATCGATTAAATTCAGCGGTCGTCTCATGTGCTTTACGAACCTTTTCGGGGTCGGCATAGAAGTCTTGTCTGGCTTTTGCTTTTTTGGCCGATTCCTGGAGGAAATTTATGTAGTCTTGTTCGGCTTCTGCCTGTGTCATTTTTTGCCCCTCGAACATTCCCGTACCTTCCATACGTTGAGTTATTTCGTCTTCTATTTTATCGGGGTCTATGTCTCCGTGGATTTTTGGGTCCAGACCGTATTTCTCGAACAATTCACCTCCCACGTCACCGTAAAATTTATCTTCTGGACCTACGGTATATTTTTCGTCCGCAGCCTGAAAGAACTTCTCGACGGCATCTTTACCGGCGTCACCGGTGTCATCTTCCATCGGCGGAAAAAATGATGGTCGTGGCTTGTCGATCTTTGCTGCGTGCTCGTCTTGTGCTTGTCGCTTTAGACTGTCGAGTTTTGTTTTGACATCAGGATTTTGACGTTGTTGGATAGCCAAGTCATACTTAAGCTTTTGAGATTTCGTTTTGACCCCCGCTGGGCGTTGGATTGTTCCAGTACCTTCGGGCCCACCAGTCAACTCGTATGTTTTTTTGTCACTCATTTCTTTTTCTTCGCAGGCTTACGCGACTTCTTTTTTGGTTCGTTAATTTCCATTAGCGGCTTGTTGCCCTTTGGAATTCGCATATTATTTTTGACGATGTACCGAATACGGTCGCGCTTTTTGCCTGGAGAGTAATCTTTCATTTTTGTCCTCAACGTTTAGATATTACGCTTGGCCTTCACGAACAGGCGATCCCCCGCCTGCGGGTAGTGCGTCTTCGGGTGTCGCGGGGATATCAATTCCAGTCTTCTCCGCGATTTGTTTCTTCAATGCCATGGCCTGTTCTGGAGACATTTCTTGCATTGCTTGTTGAACCTGAGCCAATTGCTGCGCCTCGATATAAGGTTGACCACCTGCCGCACCGCCGAGGCTTGCAGCGGCTTGTGCCTGCTGGTTGCCTGCTTGCGCGGCCATTGCTTCTTGTTCCATTGCTTCAAGTTCTGCTTGTGGAATTATCATGCGCCGCGACAAGCCCATACCGGTAACAACTTCTTCGGTTAGTTTTCGGATATCGACATTGGGGTTTTCTGCCAAGAACGGAATCAACTGAAGCAGACTCTCGATCATTACGCTTGGGTTCTTTCGAATGGGGTTGTAGGACACCATTTCAAAATCCATGTCGATGTGTCTTAAATCTTTATGGGCCAGTTGTGCCCAGCCTCGATCCCCAGCGACCCTAATGAGCCGAGTTTCCCGCATGTATTTTTTGCTTAGATAAAAAGCTTTTCGCGCTACATCTTCGATGGCATCGTTAAGATGCCCTTCCCGTGTCGCGAGCCTAGTTCTCATTTGAGCATCGATAATTGCCATTTCAGTTGCGGTACGTGCGCCGACCACTTGCCCTCGAGCGGCTTCGGCAAGCGCTGATATGAATGCCGCGTCGTCTTCTTGGCGGGCGACAAACTCTTGTACGCCTTGAGGGTTTTGTGGTTGCGGCATTTCGTAGAATAGCGTTGCTAGTGTACGAAGCGTTTCGCTATTTGACGGGTTGATTCCGATGAACGACCCGACACTTGCTTCGACGGCTTTGTTCAGGTCTTCTTCTGTGATTCGACCAGAATCGTAAAGGATTCTCGGGATCTGCAGGTATGTGATCTGCTTCATGTGAGTCAGCAAATCGTTGATTGTCTCTTGTTGCTTTAGGACAAGCTGAACTTCGCTAAGACCAAGACAATCAATACCCGATTGGTTTAGGCTAAACATCGAGTATGGGATGTAGTCAATCTTGTCTTCAAATACTACGGCGTCAGCTTGTTTTACGTAGTGCTGTATTTTGCCTGTTTCTCTATCGTAGTATTCGTAGATAGTTACCCACTTAAAGGCATCGCGTACTTGCTGCGTGTCGCTTTGCTGGTTTTTATCCATCAACCATTTAGGGTACCTATCAGGCTCGACATCTTGAACTAGATCAGCTTTATACAGTCCCGAGCGTACACGGTCTTTGAATTCCTCGAACGAGATAACTGTTGCTTCAATCCAGTAACGAATGTCATCTGGGTCTCTTGCGGTGAGGTCAAAGAACAAAGATGAGGGGTTTACGGCACGAACGATTGGCATGTCTCGTTCTGCGTCCCATCCAGTTTTAAAAATTCCTCGTTTGCAGAGAACTGCGTCGATTAGTGCCGTTGATGCTTTCCGTCTGAATTTGTTAATTCGGAAGATGTACTCAAGTAGGCCGGTAATCGATGTCGCCGAATCTTGGGAATTTGGGTTTTGCGCTATGGCTGCAACTGTGGGGTTTGGCCCTAGCAACGCGCTAACGGCGGTGTCTGCAATCGCATAAATCATATTCTTCGAGCATAGATATGAGTCCATCCTCGATGATCCGAGATCACTGTCGGTGCTTGAAAAGAAGTCACCTCGGTAGAACCTGCGAGATTTATCAAACTGAGTTTTTTCGGCTCGCTTATAGAAATCTAGGTGGCGATCAATCAGTTTTGATAATTTAGACGACATATTTAGACTTTCTCAATCTTGCCGAGCGCGGTTTTAGCTGCATCAGCGTCACTCGCTCGAGCAAGAGTCTTCGCGCCTTGCAGCATTTCAAGAATAGATTTTCCTGACCCAGCAAGTTTTTTAAGGCCTTCAAAGAAATTAGGCTTAGTTGACTCTAATCCAGTAGTTGCTTTGAACCGCAGATCAGGATCTTTGCCTGTGAGTTTGGCGTATTCTTTGTCGGTAAGTGGTGAATCTTCAGCCATGATTATTCCTTTACAAGTGATTCGATGTTTTCTTTTATCGACCCATCTTCGTTATACATTCCTCTAATCATTGGAGACATATCCCAAAGTTTTTTGAACTTATCCAGAGACTCACCTTGTAGTGGTTGCCCTGTAATGCTTTGAACTCCCTGCGTCTTTGCTGCGTCGGAAGCTTTACCTTCAGGCTTAGCCGCCGCTACCGCATCATCCGTCGGGGGAGGCTTCGTGTTTGGTACAAATGATGATACTTTATCTGGCATAACTAACTCCAACTAAGCGATGCGGGTTTGAACGGCGATATTGCGGCCTGTTTTTTGTTTCGCTTGATTTCATCAAGCTGTCTGATTGTAACTTGTCCAGCAGTATATGTGGAATCGGGTTCTTTTGCAGGTGTATGAAACGTTCTTTTTGACAGGATATCCGCAGCCATAACAGCCGTTCGAGCCCTATCAAAGTGGTGGAGTATCCCATCTTCACCCCTTACGCGCTTCTTTTTTGAGCCGTCGTAATTTAGTAGTTGGTGCAGAGTTCCTCGACTTTGAATGATGATGTCCTCTTGTCGGAGCATTTGCACTAATCGAGCCTCAGACTCCTGAACTCTTTTCTGTGTTGCGTACCAGCCTGGATGGTTTCGATCTGTCCACAAAAGATTTCTCGTGCCTTGGTCTTTTAAGATGGCAATACAGGCGGTTGCGTTGGACTCAACAGCGAGCAATGCCTGATTGTATCTCAACTGAATCGTTTTTAGTCTCTGGGCAAACCTATCAGGGGTTTCACGGTCTTCCCAGAACGCAACTTCTTTCCAGTCTTGCGCGTCCCAGACAGTCAATGCAGACTTATCACCCGTGCTACCAAACCCTGCAGGGTCAGCCGTAATTAAATACTGTCTCCCAGGCATGGGGGCTTCAAATTCGTGGCATCCCCAGTGCGACAATTCTGGGTCGGCCTTTGCTTTTGCTAGCCAAGGCTTCAAAACATCGGCAGGCATTACTGGGTTGGTTGTGCCAAGCCACCCGTCATATGGATCTGATGGGTACTTACATGAAAACAGTCTTGAGTCACCTACGAACTCTGTGTTTAGTCCACGCCTGCGGAACGCAAGATTGTATTTGCTCATCCCTGAATGACGCTTCATGTACTCCAATTCAGTCAGTGTTGGCTCGAAGTCCTCAACCATTTCTCGGCAGCTATCGTCTTCCCACCACTCAAGGAATAGAGGCGTAAATCTACTTGTCCCCTCCAGGGCTGACCTCCACATTTGCTCGTGGTGTGAGCCTGCTCGTCCTGGCGTTGACTCAAGAATTACTTTTGCGTTGGGACGCTTGTTTACGGTAGGGAAAATGTTGATGGCCGCTTTACGTTGCCACTGCGCTTCACCAAACTCCGTGATGACGAGGCGGTCAATTGAGCGACCAATCGCCGGGGACCTACCACCAGCAGTTAAGACTTTAATGCCCCCACCATGTATGAACTGCATTTGCGTTGCCCCAGCTTTTTTTCCGGGAGTCAGCGGCATTCTTACGTCATCGGGAAGTCTGTTGTACGCGAACAGTATCCGTTCAAAGATGTCTTCTGCCGTGTCTTGACGTTCTGCAATAAGCAGCCCCTTGACGCCGCTAAGGTACATGCAATCTCGAAGCAGCAACATGACGGAAACAGTTGTTATTTTTGCCTGACGGAATTTGTTTACCATCAGCCATCTGTTTTCGTCGTAGGCTTTTAGTAGTTTCTTTTGCGTATGCGTAGGCTCCATGTAGCCTGTAGACTCGTCTTCTCGGACAATTTGACACATTGAGACAAACGCATCGGGCGTTGCAAACAGCGCACGAATTTTACCTTGATGTAGTCCAGGAGCCTCGGCAAATTCGGCGCCCCCAACTTGCTCAGTTTCTTTTTTCTTCGCATTAGCCATACGGTAAGTTTATCACGTAAATACTTTTTCGACGAGACGACGGTTATTCTACATTACTACAATGATGCAAGGTATTGCAAAGCTTAGTGAATTAGTTGCTTGCACTTTTGATTCTAATAATGTAAACAACAAATACGCACCCAATTTGCGGTCGGGTAGCCTTTTAGGTCTGACTAAACGCACCGGGCAGGCGGGAAATCGTTTAAATTCTTCTACTTTTTAATGTGAGAACAAAATGTCCATCAGTACTGAACTGTTGAACACCACGTTTGCGGACCTCCGTGGACCCCTGGTGAATTCGTTTGTTCGTAGCAATGAACTGTTCGAAGCACTTAACTCGAAAGCACGTATGCCTATGGAAGGCGGAACGAAGATTGAGCGTTCCTTTTCTGGTGGCGCTCCTGCTCGCGGTGTTGGTGTCTACGTCGGTGATGAGCTACTGAACATGACCCGTCGTCAACAAATCCGAAAGTTTGAGGTTGAGCCCCACCGTATGGTTATGGCAATCAACATTCCCAAGCGGGAACTTGCTCAAAACTCTGGTAAGTTGGCAATTATTCGTCTGATTGAGGAATATCCTCAGACCTCCATGGAAGCTGCGAAGGCTGACTTGAACAAGTACCTGCTCACTGGTGTGAGTCGTGGTCTTGCTTTCAACACGTCAGAACTTCAAGGAATGTTGACTCTTAATGGTCAATTCAATTCCGGTATTGGAACTGGCGTCACTAACGGACTTCTTGACTTTGAGGCTCCTGCTTCTCAGACAGACAACGTTCAAAGCGTGGCCAAGAGTTCTAGCTACTTCCACTTCAACCAGTACAACGATATTTCTGCCTGGGTTACGGACGGTATTACCCAGCTTCGAAAGACATATCGGCAGTGTGCTCACTACGCTGGTGGAATTGGTAAGGGTCCTGATATGGTATTCATGGACGACGACACCTACACCAACTTTGAGGATGCACGACGCGATAACGTTCGTGTGACCCTTGTAGATGACAAGATCGACAAGAGCAACACCCTGGGCCTTAACCTTGGACTTGCTTCTGTTACGTCTTCCATTGACTTGGATCGCGCAGACTTTACCGCTGGTACGGCTCCTGCTGATGGTGTTACTTACATGCTCAACACGGACTTTATCGAGTTCCCAATGCTTGAAGCCCCGAATGTATCGGAGTTCAAGGAGCGGGTTGGAGATCAAGACGTGGTGACAGCAATCTTCGCAATGCAAGGCAACCTGATCTGCACCAAGCTAGTGGCGCAGGGATGTGTGTCTGGCGGTGCTCTCTAGGAGGTACATCATGGCTGGAAATCAATTCTCTACTGGTGGCGATGTAGCTGATAGCGTTGTTTCGCAATCGACTTTCTCAACCACCTCTACAACCGAAGACTATGCTCTGGGCACTACCATGCTCCAGTTGGCGGATGAAGTCGAGTCGGGTTTGTCGCAATCGACACCGGCATCAACTTCAACCATTCTGACTGGTGATGAAGCTGGTAAGGGTAACTCTGGTGTTGACCGCACTAAGAACTTTGCTCTTCTCGGTGGTGATCGTGAGTGGGTCTACGTTTACGCGAAGGAAGTAATCGCGGCGGGTCAGCTTTGTGAGTGGGATTTCAATCACGGAATCGCATACGCAATCGAGCCTGCACAAACGGCAAACCAAATCCTTCAGACTCTTGCGGGGGTTGCAGACAATGCAATTGCTGCAGGGTCGTATGGTTGGATCATCAAGAAGGGCACTTGTGTCGTTCTCTGCCACGCAGACGTTGCCACCGTTGGTGAACCCCTTGCTTCTGAGGGTACCACGGAAGGTATGGTTGATGATGATGGTGCCGCAGGTACTGCCATTGGTGTTGCCCTTGAAACCGAGGGTACCACTCTGGACACTTATGTTCAGGCGTACATCAACATCCCGTAGCATCTGACTACGTGATACACTTAGGGGGCGTGGCTTTCGGGCTCCGCCCCCTTCGTCTTTTGGAGGCTCTGTGAACGTTTCTCTTGCTATGCTCCGCAAGCAACTTTATGCCATGCGCTCTTGGGACTCATCTGGAGAGACGCAGAATACACGAATTCTTCAAGCGCTTAATGTTGCGCTGGATCGAATGGCAAATGACGTACCTCAAGCGCTCATTCCTGATGAAGAACACGTAGTTTTGTACCCCGACGTAGTTAGTACTGATTCTTCAGTTTTAGCGCGAGTGGTTACATTTTCTAACGACAAGCGACTTCTTAAGTTTGTTGACTCCGCAGGAGTGGGTGTTGGAGACCCCAGATGCGCCACAACTTGGGTTCCCACGGTTACAGGTGAGTGGGATGGTTTGATGCATATTGAGATCACTGATTCGAGTGGTCGCGTACATCGACGGCAATGTATTGATTGGTGGACTAAGGAAGAGTCAGCTACGATAGATGGCGTACAAACAACTTATAAGGCTTACATTGTTACGCTTGACCGACCGTATAATGAGATAATTACCCCCCCTACAGGAGATATTTATAACAATACTCCGAACCAAGGTGGGGGTACGGCAGGTTTAGAGTTTAGGATACATCAGCCAGAATTTTTTGTTTCCGACGATGTAGTAGAGTTGTTGGAGCCGGCAAGGATTTTTGATGGTTCGCGGCAACAAGTGTGGAAGATTGATACTGCTGGTGCCGGCCGTCAAGACATGAGAGACTTTCAGGGGGACTCAAAAGGTAGGCCATACAGAAGTTGGCGCGGACGCCATTTTCAACTTCCCGCACCGACTGAGGCACCTTTTGTTATGGAGGCGAACTCAGTAAAAGAATCTGACATTTACGATCCTGGTAATCCGGCTGCTAGCACAGAGCCTTTGTCTGGTCCTTATAAATGGGAAACAGAAGAGGGGTTGCGTCGAGGTAAGTGGGCAATCTGCTACACGTATGTTTTAGGTCGCAGAGACGAGGAGTGGCAGCAATCGCCTCTGGTAACGCCTGGGGGGGATACGGAGCAAGATAGCACTTATGGTCTTACTTGGGCATATCACACAGATTCCGCGCCAGTTGCAGCGGTGAATCGATTTTCGGGAATTCATGACCCGCAGTTCGAGAGTGCGCCGTCACCAGTAACAATGTTTACGCAATCGGAAGCAACGGGCGATCCAGGGGCGATGGTTATTTCTGCAACGAATATTGATTCGATGTTGGGTTTCGGCGACTCAGATTACGACCGTTACGGACGCACAGGTATGCGTATTCGTTACTATGTGGCTCATATAGATGCTAACGAAACAGGTGAGGGTAATTTTAATAACGTTGAGACAAACTATCGATTTTACTTACTTTGTGAGGTCGAGCCCACGTTTGACCTACCTGATGCTCTGGCAGCAGCCTCTGTACCTGTACCATTACCGCCCGAGATTGAGGCTTTAGGCGAGTCTGCAAAAAGGGGTGCAAGGATTATTTGGACGGGCAGCGAACTCTACGATTATCATAGGCCGCTGAAGCATTC